TGGCAACTGGATCAGCTCCTGGGACGCGACCAATGGTCTCGTCTTTGAGAGCGGGTACAGAACTATTGCTGTCGAGTGGTTCGGTGTCGGCGAAGAAAGTGGTGGTGTGAGCGATCCAGATCCGTGGGGTAATGTAACACGAACCACAAAGCGGTTAAGGGGCGAGACTAAGTTCTTTAGAGTAACACGAGAAGTCCTTTCGGACTTCCCCTCTGTGACTCTACCCTCGTTCAAGAACCCGCTAAGTGTAACCCACGCTCTGAATGCTCTCGCACTTCTTATTCAAACCTTTAAGAGGTAGTTACCTATGCCTAGCATAGCTGTCGTTAAGTCTTCAACGTTACTAGACCTCGTCAGCAAAACAACTGACGCTGGTGTGGCGACGGATAGGACTTTCGGTCCCGAAGGGTTTTCACTCCCAGGGGTCGCGAAGTGGGTCGATCGATCGGGTGGTATTCCGGTCGGTTTCCCCGCGCTTACGCTCAGTGTACGAGCCCCGAGTAACTCGGGGCAAGTGTATCGAGTGCAAGCAAAGCTGGTCTCTCCAACACTCGAGCCGGCAAGTGCGTCGACGTCCTTACGGACAAAGGCGTACGAGCTGACCGCGAACCTGGAATTTATGTTGCCAAACAGATCGACCCGCGAGGAGCGAGAAGCATTTCTCTCCTCTCTGGTTGGTCTGCTATCAACATCGATAGCAGCAAGTGACGGTGATCCGGTCGAGGTGACTGGGTCGCCGATCATTCCCGCTGTTCTGGATTTCGAACCGTCTTACTAGGTTCGAAGTTCAGTTCCATTGAAGTAGTTCTTCAAGGAGAGCCACTATGTCTTTTGAAAAGCATAGAAACGGGAGGGTGCTACACCTTCTCAAAACTTTTCGCGTACCTAAAAGAGTCACTCTTCAGGTAGCTGAAGAAACCTTGTCTGCTCTGGATTGCCCCCGGTCGCTTGCAGCTTACTTGCTCCTAAAGTATCAGGAGTTTGATCAGCTGATAGCGCTCGAGTGCGATCCTCGACACTATAATAGTGTTGAGGAGTTCAGAAATGCCTATCAGGCCACCCGACTGCTGTCGAAAAATAACTTTCTCAAGTTATCAGTAGACCGTAAGGAAGTGGCTTTGAAGAAGTTCTCCCAAATGGAAGAGCTTTGTCGGCAAACAAATAGTCGATTCAGAGATTTAGCGTTGGACCCGAATTTCCACGGGGCCAATGTATCATTGCTAAATGCGATGGTGCAGAAAATCGCTAGACTCTTAGGTGACTACACGGCAGATGAGTTTTTTGAAAGCGCCAATTGGGGCCCCGGCGTGTCGACCTTAATAAAAGGAGAACACGTATCGGCCGTCAATAAGTTCCAGTCAGAGACTGGGATAACGCGAGATCTGTATGCCTTAATGTCTTCTGAGATCCTTTCAGGAGCGTACCCCAGATGGCAGGAGCACCTTCAGACTTTAGAAGGGTATCCGACCTTGGAGGTAGGCAATGTAATAATCACCGTTCCGAAGGACGCGAAGACGGATCGTGTCATAGCTATCGAACCAGGGTTAAACCTCTGGTTCCAAAAAGCGATTGGCACAATGATTCGTCGACGCTTACAACGGCGTGGGATCGATCTTAACCAGCAGATAAGGAACCAGCAGTTAGCTAAGAGAGCATCTTTCGATGATTCTCTCGCGACTGTCGACTTCTCGTCCGCTAGTGATAGTATTAGTAGGAAGGTCGTTGAGGCTGTATTACCACCTCATTGGTTCTCTCTACTTGATACCTGTCGGTCCCATTACGGTAATCAAGGCGATCGGCCCCGGTTGTGGAATAAGTTCTCCTCAATGGGGAATGGATTCACATTCGAGCTCGAATCTCTAATCTTTTGGGCGGCAGCTGCAGCCGTCTGCGAGCACTTAAGTGTACCCGCTGAGATTAGTGTCTTTGGGGATGACGTAGTGATTCCCAGGGAATGCTTTGATCTCTTTTCGTCGTTTACCCGCTTCTTAGGCTTTGAAGTGAACATGAAGAAGAGTTTCTCTTCCGGTCCATTTCGCGAAAGTTGTGGGTCGTACTTTTTCGACGGAGTTGACGTAAAGCCCATCTTCATTAAGGAGATGGCTCAAGACCCGTTGAGGGTCTTTCGCTTGGCAAATAGCATTAGGAGATTAGCAAAGCGCCGTAATTGTAATTACGGCTGCGATGTTCGCCTCCATGGTGCTTGGTCCCTTTGTGTGGATTCGTTGCCTGAGCCGCTTCGGCGGTTCAGAATCGACGATTCACTCGGGGATGGTGGACTCATCAGTAACTTCGATGAGGCCGCGCCTTCGCGAGCCCGCTTTGACGTGGAAGGTTATTACGTCAGGCAGGTAGCGCACGTGGGTGTAACCCACAGCGTTGAGCAAGTGGGCCTTTTATTGGCTCGCTTGAAGTCTGCGTCAGCTCAAGAGTATGGCAATAGCTATACTCTAAGAGGCCGTACAAAGCTCATTGTTGCTTGGAGCTTAGTTGCACGGTGGACAGATCTAGGACCCTGGATTTAGTCGGGGTTTTGTCTCCTAACTTGTGGTTGAAGATGAATTGAGAGTTCGCCCAGAAAATGCGAAATTCTCACTCTTTACCGCGGGAAGGGTGGAGGCCAAGTGACATATGGCAC